CTGCGCCAAGAGATCGTAGATCGTTTCGATGAACCCTCCTGCAAGTCCAGCTTTTGCGTAGCCCCATGTATCAAGGATTAAATCGAGCGCTTCGCACAAGCGATCTCCCGAAGGATCACGACGGATCATACGCTGCAGATGGGATACACACGACACCATGGCTTTACTCGGCGTACCACCGCGGACACTCGCATATGATGTGACCACGATCTCTCGCTCGTGGAGAATGGTATGAATCATGACACAAGACGGGGTTTTGGCGATCACGCCCGCATGGAACCAATCGACAGGCTGGCGCTGCTTATTTTGGGCTTTGATGATATAGGCTTGAGCTTCTTCTTCAATACTGAGGCCGCGCTTGACCTCTGCATGTATCCATCTCAGACCGAGATCGACGTGCACTTGATGCCGAGTCGCACCATCGATAATGTACATATTTCCGTCGTCGCGAATATTCACGAGGATAAACCCGCTTAATTCTGGACGGAATTCCTTTTTCAGATCAGCAATGGCATCGCGATAGGGTTGGTGTTGATAATCGTGGTCGACTTTCAATTCTGCGACAGGGAGCGTCATCACCTCTGGTCTGTTGTGTACAGACGGCGTAGTGTCGACAGTTTTGGTTATAGGCATTATCTTGCTCCTTGTTGAATGCATGTTGACCCACGGCGCTATTGAGGTTGCGCTCAGTAGCGCCCATCTTTTGTGACGATGGATGAAGATATTCTGCCCTCCTGTCAAGTCACATACTGCAGCCACACGATGTGGCTTATAGCTGCCCCCCATTTTGCCTGATTGGCGAAACCACCTCTGGTGATGCCACCGCATATAAATCATTCAGCCGTTGCTGTAACATCCGCGCCGCATCCCGCAGCCGTTGTCGGCCCTCCGGCGTATGGCACTCGGCCACATCCATCACCGCACAGGCATGTTGCGCGGCGCGATTGACCGCGGCTTGTTTCAATTCCCGATCCGTCATCGGCACCCTCCTGGCCTCGATCTGATGGCATCTCTCTACGCTGACTTCCCTCGTGCACGTTGCCGTGGTATGTTCGTTCCATCACTCCACTGTACCCCCATTGACCACGGGGATGGACGACGGCTGGGTTAGGCAATAAGATCCTCAACAGTAAATGGGAAATGCACCAAACGAGCTTGTTGAGCAGCCTTGGCAGCCTCGATTTCTGTTTTGTAGGTGCGAGAGAAAATTTTCGTGCCCATATGCTCGACGACAGCATGCCAACGGCCTAGATGAGAATCCCAATAAACTCCACGATAATGCGATGTTGGATGACGACTTGTCGAACGGTGCTTATTTTGTTGATTCTGTGCTCTCGTGGCTCTACGCAGGTTGAGGCGTCGATTGTCTAGCGTGTATCCATTGACATGATCGCCCTCTATGCCGTCACCATGTTGAAGTCCCAACAAATATCGATGCATATAGACATGCTGATGCTGACCTCCGTCCCATCGAAATGCTGAGAATCCTGGGGTCTTCGTATGTCGACATAGGTGCCATTGGTATCGAGTAATATCCTCTTGGTCTTCTTTATCAATAAGTGCGTATCCAGCCAATTTTTTGTACTGAAATAGTGGGATCAGCACGCCATATGGAATTGGATCTGGTAGAGAAATCAAATACTCATCGCTCATCGTGTATGTCCTGAGAAAGGGGTGCTACGTGAGTGTCTACGCTCGGGGAAAAGCTTGGGTGAGTGACTTCAAAATCAACGGCATCCGCTTCGGCCCCACCACCGTCGGCCGCAAAGCGAACATGACCAAAACCGAGGCCAACCGCATCCAAGCCGAATGGAAGCGTGAGGCCCGTCTCGGTCTGCGCCGCAAGCATCGCGGCGTGCCCACATTCGCCAGCTTCGCCGTGGAATTTCTGGAGTGGTATGCGACCGGCCGGCGTCAAGGCTCGATACGGGTCACGGCCAGTAAGCTGAAGATACTGAACGGAGCCTTGGGCGCCATCCCACTGGATGCCTTGACCGAGGTGATGATCGAGCGGTTCAAGCGCGACCGGGCGAAGGTCGTCAAGCCCCGCACCGTGAATAAAGATCTCGCCGTCATCCGTCAAGTGCTGCGCACGGCCGTCCGCTGGGGCCTCATCGCCAACGATCCCTCGGCGGAGGTCAAGGCCCTGCCCATTGCCGAGGAAACCCCCAGAATCCTCACCGATGACGATGCCGCGGCGCTGCTCATGGCGTGCTCGGACAAGCTCCGCCCCTTGGTACAATTCGGCTTGCATACGGGATTGCGCTACGAGGAATTGGCCCAACTGACGTGGGCGCAGATTGACTGGCGACGGGGGACCGTCACTGTCGAGGCGGGGCACGCGAAGAATCGCAAGCGGCGTAGTATCCCGTTGACCGACGGCGCACGAGAAGCCCTGGCCGCGAAAATGGATAGCACCCTCCCCCCTCACGGGGGAAGGATCTTCGGCTATACATATTGGATTGCGCCGCTGTACCGTGCGGCACAACGGGCCAACCTTGGGGGGGTACATCCGCACACGCTCCGCCATACATTTGCCAGCAATTGCATCATGCGCGGGATCAATCCGCGTACAGTGCAGCGCTGGTTAGGGCATAGTTCACTCACGCAGACTGAACGGTATACGAACCCGACTGAGGCGCATGAGCATGAGGCGATTTTAGTCCTCGATCACGCCAGTTTTCCGCCGAGTTCCAACAATCGGTTCCAACAGCTGCCCGTATCACCACAAAAAACCATGTCATCTCAATAGGTTCGAGAAATCCTCATGAAAGTTGGGCTGTTTCATGAACCATTGCGCGCCTGACGCGAGCGCTTCACGATGGCATCCAACGCCTTGTTCGTCTCATCATGACTCGGATGCCGTCGGCATCGATCAGATTCTCCCAACAAAGTTCCAACATTTGTTCCAACATTGCGGCGACCGGCGAGCCATGTATCGACATCCGCGGGATCAAACCGCCAGGCCCCACCAACCTTGACGGCAGGTAACACATTATGTTCTGCCGTGATCAGACGATAGACCGTCGGCCGAGAGATATCGAGGTAGGCCATGAGTTCGTCAATGGTCCAGAGCTTCGGCCGAGATGTCACGGGATAGCCTCCTGAGTCAGGAACGATGGGTAGGCTCTGCCCCCTTCGGTGAAAGCCTGTTCATCGTGGGTGCGTCGCCCTGAACGCAGAGGTGTACTCCAAGGAGGCTCAGACATCGGCCTCCGGTTTTAAGACATGCTTCGCTAGCCGTGCGGCCAGCTCCACTTCCACCAATTTTTGCCACAGCTCATTGCGCAGCGCGTCCGACATGGCGCCTTCGGTGGTCAGATCGAGCGCCAATCGGATCAGATCACTGGTCTGCGCTTGCAGCTCCTGCAGGTACGCGTAGAGATGCGGCTGGTCACGACTGGCCATCGGTGGGCTCCTCGGGAACGGGAATGTGCTTGCCCTGATCGAACCAGGCATCCAAATCGGCGCGCTTGACCCGAAACCCCTTGCCAAGCTTCTGATGGGGAATGCTCTTGAGTAAGCCCAGCATGCTCCGGTAGCTCACTTTGAGATAGGCCGCGGCCTCCTGGGTCGTGAGATATTCGTGCCGTGTCGCAGGGATAGGGGGGGACATCGCGGGCCTCAGATCCATTTTGGGCTTGACACGCCGTTCAATGTCCGGCTATATGTTATTGAATGGCAGATAGTGTCCATTGCATGTCATCCCTCAGCAGAGATCAGCCGAGTTCGCGAGGTGACATGATACTCGTGGCTGATCTGAGGACACGGCCTTGGCCCGTCGACGGCGGCGCGTGCCGAGGTGCGGCCAGATGTCGGACTCTAGCACGCGTAAGTACGACGCCAACCGCGCCCGCAATTCCTCACCGGGGACATACCCGTGCACTTCGATGCGCTGCAAGGTGGTGACATTCACGCCAGCGGCAAGGCAGAACGGCATCTGCGTGAGCCCCTGCGCCAGGCGAAGGGCACGCAAATGATTAGGCATGGCGCCAATATTGCGCATGGGCGATGCTCCATAGTTGTTGTTATTGGCAAACGACGCCTTCCAAAATATGCCAACGCTTAAATTAAGTCAAGAGAAATTTTATCCTATGTCGGAATCCCGCCGTCGGCGCGGCCCGAAGCGTCTGGAAGATTCAACCCCGGTGGTGCGGCGCATGCTGGAAGTGTCCGGCTGGGCGAACGAAACGGAAATGGCGCAGGCGATCGGGGCGGCGTCGAGCACGATGAGCCGTCGCTTACGGAAGGGGCAGGACCCGCCGCCGCTGTGGATCAAGTACGTCGCGGCACGATTCGGGGCGCGGGAGGAATACTTGCGCACGGGCCAAGGCCCGCGCTATGAACGCGTGCGCCCAGCGGAGAGTTATGGGCGCGGCGCGGACCTGCTCTTAGATGCCTACCACCGCCTGACCCCGGACCAGCGGCGCCTACTGTGGCGTGTGGCCGGGCTCATTCCCGCCTTTGACTCCGATCTGCGGTACTGGTGTGAGTTGATGGAAGGTCGTCTGGGCTGGCACCAGGGCGTGGCCCACCCGGAAGCGGACCCGGAAGGCCTGCAGGACCCTGGCGATCCGTGCCAGGCCGAGTGACGCCACCTACGACAAGAATCCTTTGTCCCGCAGGCTGATCCAGCCGAAATCATTGCCGACGATGACATGATCGACGAGCACCTTGCGGACGCGGGTCGCGAGCTCCGCCACGTCGCGGGTAATCTTGAGATCGAGGGCGCTCGGGTACAGGCTGTTGTCCACATGATTGTGCAACAGCACAAAGCGCGTGCGCCGGGCGACGATGGGGATGGCGATCGCTTCGTCATACCGCCCTGGGGCGCCGCCGGGCCCCCCGTAGCCGATGTACACCACCTGCCGCATTTTCCCGCGCACGTCCAAGCACAGCCCCATGTAGACCTCATGGGCGGCGTGACGGACGAGATACTCACGGAAAAACCGCGCGGCGGTCTCTGCGGTATATTCGACGTGGGGGAAGCGAATCGGCTTCACGGTGTCGAGTTGCAAGCGTTGCAGCAAAATCAGGTGATCGATGCCGTCTGATACCGGGGATGCGTCGGGCTCTGGCATGAGCGATGGCTCCTGGCGATGCGTGCATATGGGACATGACTGGATGCATGGTCCGGTGCGGGACTCATGGAGGAGGGGTCAGGGGTGACGCCGCACGTAGACCGGGCGGGGCGCGCTTGGGGCGTCCGCTGGGGTATCTCTTGCAGGCGCCATCGTATCACAGACGATAGGGGCCTCGTCAAGATGACAACACATGACACACGCGCATAGACGCTGACAGGCGTTCGCAATCTGCAAATTTTTCCACCCTGAGCACTCGCCTTGAATCGTTTGCCACGTCGCCGCTTGAGCCCGAGTATATTTTATTAGGGTCTTCGGGCGTGCGCGCCTGTGCATGTGATCGGCCGTTGACGAGGTCGAGGCATCGGCTGCTATCGCACGCCCCATATTTTAGCCACTGCAAAAATTTACTTGACAACCCCGCCCTGCCCTTCGTACCCTTGAGCAGAGATTCTCCATTCTTCTCTTGTCTTGCAGAGAAAGGCCAGACGTGCCGCCGACACGCGGGTTAACGCCCAAACAGCAGAAATTTGTGCAGGAGTATTTGGTAGATCTCAATGCTACGCAAGCGGCGTTGCGCGCGGGATACAGCGAAAAAACCGCCTACAGTATCGGCCATGAGAACTTGAGAAAACCTGAAATCCTCATGGCCATTCAGCAGACCCGCACGATACAGGCGGAACGTGCCGATGTCAGTGCGGATCGTGTTCTCCAAGAGCTTGCCTACCTCAGCCATTCCGATGTGACACATTACGAAGTGGATGAGAATAACAACCTGGTGCTAGCCCCTGGGGCGCCCTCGTATGCCATGCGCGCGGTCTCATCCATCAAACGTAAAACCCGGATCATTCCCCAGAAAGATGGCGAGCCGATTATTGAGCGGGAGCTGGAGTTCCGCCTGTGGAATAAACCCACGACATTGACGGATCTCGGCAAGCACTTCAAGCTATTCACGGATCGGTTGGAGTTGATCGGGCCCGTGGTGGATGAGATTAGACGCCTCGCGGCACACAGCGGCATGACGGTCGAAGAAGTGTTAGCGGAGGCGGAAGCCTTAGCCTCAGGGCGCAGCGCATGACAAGTCGTGTGAGTGACCCCATCCTGTTTGACCAGCGGTTACTTGATCCGAAGATTCGCGCGGCGTTGAAGGTGATGCAGGCGCGGGCGAAACGACAGGAGCATGAAGCACAGCAGAGACGTGAACAACAAGTCACCTTAACGCAAGCGTATGAGGAAGTGAAGGCCGAACTCGGCATTAGTCTGCATCCCAAGCAACTCATGGCTCTGACATCCGAGGCGACAGAGCTCTTATTTGGAGGGGCGGCAGGCCCAGGAAAGAGCCTGTTTTTACGGATGGCGGCGATCATTTGGTGTCATGCGATCCCTGGCTTGCAAGTGTACATGTTCCGACGCACGCACCCGGAGTTGTATGAGAACCATATGGAAGGGCCGAAGGGCTTCCCGGCATTGCTGGCACCCTGGCTCGCGCGGAAATATGCCAAGATTAACTACGCCCGCAGTGACATTGATATCGGAAAGAGTCGGATACTGCTCGGTCATTGCCAGCACGAAAAGAACGTCTATGCCTATCAAGGTGCCGAGATCCATCTCCTCCTCATCGATGAACTCACCCATTTCCTCGAATCGCAATACCGCTATCTACGCTCCCGCGTACGCATGATCGGGGTACGCATTGCTGATGCCTTTCGTGGGGTGTTTCCGCGCATCATTGCGGCGTCAAACCCAGGCAATATTGGACATAATTTTGTCAGGAGGATGTTCATCAGCCCAGTGCCCGCGATGGACATTTGGGAGGCGCCAGCCAAAGAAGGCGGATTTCGTCGGCAATTCATCCCTGGCTATATGGAGGACAATCCCTCGCTGTTGGAAGATGACCCCGGCTATGAGCACCGGCTCGAAGGCCTTGGTGACCCGACACTTGTCAAGGCCATGCGATACGGCATCTGGGATATCGTCGCCGGGGGAATGTTAGATGACCTGTGGCAACAGGATGTGCATGTGATCACGCCGTTTGAGATTCCGTCGAGTTGGCAAGTCTACCGGGCATTTGACTGGGGATCGTCGCGCCCCTTTAGCGTCGGCTGGTGGGCCAAGAGTGACGGCACGACTGCGCCGAACGGACGCACATATCCACGGGGAACGCTGTTTCGCATTGATGAGTGGTACGGAGCGGTACCGGATCGGTCGAATGAAGGGCTTCGGATGCTCGCGGTCGATGTCGCGAAGGGGATCATGGAGCGAGAAGCGCGCATGAAACATGTGGTCAAGCCAGGGCCGGCGGATTCTAGTATTTTTGATGAGGAAAACGGGAACTGCATTGCGACGGATATGAGCCGGGCGAAGCTTGAGACGGATGACGGACGTCGGTGCACCTTCCACCGGGCGGATAAGAGCCCAGGCTCTCGACATACGGGGTGGGAAGCATTCCGGAAGATGCTCGCCGCATCAACGAAGCACCCGATGGAAGAACCTGGCCTCTTTGTCTTTAACACCTGTCGTGATTTTATCCGGTTGGTGCCTACGTTGCCGCGTGATCCACGAGACCCTGAGGACGTGGATACGGCGAGCGAGGATCATATCGGAGACGAGTCTCGGTATATGATCACATGGACTCCACCAGTGATCGACCAGCGCCAATTAATGGGACTCTAACGTGCCAGTCACCACGACACATCCCGACTATACAGGCTACGCCAACGCGGCCACCGCGTTCGGCAGCACCCTCCTCGAAGCCCCGTGGCCGCGCTGCCGTGATGCCGTGGCGGGCTCCGACACGATCAAGGCAAAAGAGGAGATCTAC